TGCTTTATTTGTATCATCTCCAAAATTATTTCAGTTACAATACTTGACTGGTAATCAAGAACATCCATTTTTGAATTCATTTAAAGTTTGCGTCTTAGAAGATATTTCGGTAAATTACACGGCATCAGGAACTTATGCAACTTACTCAGATGGAACACCAGTTCATATGAGAATGCAATTAACGTTTAAAGAAATTAATCCAATCTATGCTGAGGATTATGATGGAGGAGAAAGTTTTGTTGGTCCATATGCTAATCCAGATGAGGCAATGGGCGCTATCGGAGGTGTAGGATACTAATGAGTTACTTCAGAGAATTACCAAACATACTTTATCAATCTAATCTTTCTCATAAGATTTCATCAAGGGAATATGTTGCAATTAAAAATATATTCCGTAAAGTAAAAATTCAAGATTGGATTGAGGATAAGATTAATTTTTTCACTAACTATACAATTATTGACGGACAAAGACCAGATAATGTTGCAGAGATATGGTACGGTTCTGCCGATTTAGATTGGATTGTTGTATTAACTTCTGGTATAACGAATATTAAGGATGAGTGGCCTCTAAGTAATTATGATTTGTACCGTTACTCAGAAAACAAATATGGTGTAACTGAATTGAATTCAGTTCATCATCATGAAACTCTTGAAGTGAAAGACAATAAAGGAAGATTGATCTTACCAGGAGGTCAAAAAGTTGATGAAGACTTTACGATTAGAACACCTTTTGACGCTTCTGCAACTAATTTTTACATCACTGATCCAGATCTTGGTGGTGGTGGAGCATCATCAAAAAAATACACGGGTGTTAATCAGCGCATTAATCCAGTAACTGGAGTTTCAAACTATGAGTATGAAGTATTGAAAAACGAAGAAAAGAGAGATATAAAATTAATGAAACCAATGTATCTCCAATTATTCTTGCAGAATATGAGAACATTAATGAGTTATGAGGAAAGTTCTCAATCTATTAATAGTAACCTAGCATATACTGAAAAGACAAGATTAATTACCTAATAAAAAACCGCAGAGGTTAGTCTGCGGTCAAGTCATTATTTAATTGTAATCAGTCTTCAGCGAGTTTGGCGAAGTATGACAGTGCATCATCATCTTCATCAGATGATGAACTAGAAGTTACGATGTCCTCTGCGTTGAAGTCACCAGGAGTGGAAGTTACCGTAGGAGTAGCACCACGGTTTTCGCGGCGGAACTCTTCTTCTTCATTCACTGACTCTTCATCTTGGAAGCGAGGAGTGCCCTTGTTACCAAGAACATAATCAAGACGCTTCTTCAGTGCATCATAGTCTTTGAACTGATCAGCAGCAACAAACTCTTGAAGAGAGAATTGCTTCTTCCAGATTGCTTCCATTGCGTCATCGTCGTCCAAGAGTGCGCCTTGTGCGGCAAACTCAGAAGAATCGTAGTTACGATAACCTGCAACGTTCTTTGCTTTCAGTTTGAAGTTGGCACCCTGCCAGAAGTCGAACGGATCAATTGCTTCCTCATCCTCAAACTCGGGTTGCATAGCAGCGGTGAGTTTGTCGAAGATTTTCTTGCCATACTTATACAGCATGACTTTACCTTCGTTCTGAGGGTTAGCGGGATCTTTCACAACATAGATGTTGCTGATATAAGTCAGTTTACGCTTCTGCTTACGAGCAGCATCTTTACCTGCATCAGTGCCATTGTTCCACAGCAGAGAGTTGTACTCAGATACAGGATCTTTCTGACCGAGAGTAGTCAGAGAGTTTTCAATGTACCAACCGCCAGGACCTTGGAAGGCGTGAGAGTACAGTTTCACGAAAGGCAGATCTTCACCATCGGGTGCAGGCAGGAAACGGATAACGGCATAACCATTGCCACTCTTATCACACTCCAGTTTCCAGAGACGGTCATCAGAAGAACCACCGCCATTGTTATTCATTTTTTCGACTTCCTTAACCAGTTTTTGGGTCAGGGAACCAAGTTTGGATTGCTTTTTAAGGTCTGCGAAAGACATTTAGATACCTCGGATTAATTGGATTTTTGGATTTGCTTGGATAGTATAACAAGAAAACCTTCAGGCGTCAACGTATTTTTTAAGTGCCTCGATGGTTGCATTCATGCTACTAAAAAGCATAGTCATATCAGTTTCTGGTGGGAAACCCATCATAGCAACTGACTTTCTCAAATTCTCTTTCATCTCAACCGCTTTAGGGTCTTCTGAAAGAGATAATCTAGTATACATCACTTTTTGCTTTTCTAGCAAGTCTTGAAGTATTTGTATATGCTCTAGCTTTTCTTCTTTTTCCATCATACCAAAACCAAAGAGAGAACCATAGATTTTCTCTTGGAGTTTGTTGATTTCGTTTAGTTCCTCCTGAATAATTTCGGAGTCAAAAAAATCACTCATTTACTATTGACCTAAGAAGTTTTTTGTAGTTGAATACATCAATATTTATGAAGGGTCCATATTTTTTTAATTTAAGACTTACGGTTTCCCATACTGGATCATTTAACTTTTTATCAAAGTTTTTTGAAAAGTTAAAGATTTTATTCCAAATTACAAAGTTTTCAAGTGATAATCGACCACTTAAATATTCCTTGAGAATTTTCGGATGTCCTGCAGAACAATCAAACAAGAATTCCAATTCATTCTCTGAAAGTAGATCATTACTTTGTTCTTTAAAAAGATACGTTGAACTCTGCCTACGTTTCATCCACTCCGCATAAGTTCTTTCACCAGAGTTGATGATTTCTCCTATCCATAGACTTTGTGGATTTTCGGCAGCAGAAAAATTAGACACCAAAAAATCAACGACCTCTTCATCGGAATACTTACGAGAAGTCTTTTCAAACCAATACTTGTCTTTCCTCTTATTAAAAGAGGTCAAACTAGCACGGGTCTTTGCTCCGTATTTGAAGAAGTCGTATTTGGGATTAGTAAAATGATTTTTTAGTGACAAATAATGTTGGTAAGTTTCAAAAGGTGTCACGATCATAGGGGAAGTTTTGCTCTTGAGGTACGCTTCATGAAGTTGAGACGGGTAGCATCCCACTTCAGTTTTTCTTTAAGAGGTTTGGAGACCAACTTAGTGATTGAGTCTACCTCAAGTTCATTGACTTCGCAATAGTGAACGATAGCATCAATGTAGTTGATTTTTTCTTCTGCTACAATTTTTTCAATCTCCAAAGCAAATTTGGATGGTGTCAAAAATTTACTCTCTATTACTTTTTCTAATTCTTTATTAGGTTCCATAGAGTTCCAGTTTATCTCTAACAAACTTTCTAATGTATTCGGTAAGAAGTTTGATGTACTTTGATTTGTCTCGCTCTTCATAAACGACGCATTCTCCATTTTCACATGCCATTATAATTACAAGTTTTTTGATCGAAATTCCAGTTAATTCGTAAAGCATACAACCATATGCCATACATTGCACGAAATAGTGATCGATCCACTCGCGTGGTTTTGGTTTTGCTGATGTTTTGAAGTCGATTATAGCTAACTCGCCGTCATATTCAGCGATACAGTCTACAGTCCCTGCTACACCTAGTTGTTTACTATACAGAGACCCTTCAAGGGCGTAAATATTATTTATAAGTTTGAGTTTTTCTTTAGAAATTTTAAAGAGAAAACTAGAAATAGGTTGAACTGTAGGCAATCCTTCATTTTTTAGATGGTGCTCTACAAGAGTATGCATATCGGTACCACGACTCGTAGCACGTTTTGTGATACGATCCGCTTCCTCATTACCAACTCTTTTACGCCACTTTACAAAGATCTCCTTATTAAAATGACTGGTTATCGAAGTGATTGAAACCAGTCGTAGGAGTTCTTCATCATCTGGAACTTTGTAATATCTTACCCCATCAATAGTTTCTCTATCTAGTTTGGGTAGATTTACATCAACATGTTTAAACATCAAAAACCTGATTCCATTTTTGCAATAATATATTCTTTGACAAGTCCTGAACGAACGATGTCATCAACATCAAACTCAATTATATCAAATGAGTCCATTTTACGCAAGATGCTTAAGAAATCAATAATACCATTCTTTTCCTTATCTTTCTGCAAATCAGACTGACGTGCATCACCACAGAAGCAAATCTTGGTATTCTCACCAACACGAGTGATGATACTATCAAGTTCATGGAAGTTCAGATTCTGGAACTCGTCCACAATAACAATAGCATTATCAAGAGTAGTTCCACGCAAAAATGAAGTAGACCAGAATTTAATTGACTCTTGAGACTTTAAGTTTCCATATAGCATCTCAAAGTCTGCATCACTAGGCATCTGGAACATATACTTCACCATATTCTTATAAGGAATTTGGTAAATGTCTGCCTTATCTTCATGAGAACCTGGCAAAAATCCTATCTCTCTTGTTGCTACAAGAGAACGTACAAGATAGATTCTTTCGTAAGGAGTGTTTTCACTCAAAACGTCACGAAGCGCGTTGTAAAGGGTTATAAAGGTTTTACCTGTTCCAGCACATCCATAAGCAACGATATGTTTTCCTTCTTGATAGGAGTCAAATAATTGTTTTTGATTTTCAGATAGTGGATCAATATCAACCAAGTATTCTTGGCTGAGTGGTTTCTTTCTCTTCATCTGTTTTGTAGTGAGTCCAACCCCAATAGGTTGCTCTGCAGATGATCTCTTTCTTCTTGCCATTCTAAATTTTCTTTATAGTTGAACCAGGTGCTTTTGCTGCTTTTCCAAGGACATCATTCCATCCAGGATTTCTAGAGATTAGTTTGTTCTGCCAATCTCCTACTTCCTGTGCTGAAGCACATCCTTTGCTCCAATCCTTATCCCAATCAGGATTATCTTTACGCCACTGCTCATATTTGGCAACGGTCAAATTCAACTCTTTCTCTTCTCCAGTCTTACTGTTTTTTACAGGATATATGGGCATGATACTTAATTCAAGGTGATTTATTTAGACCCACTCAAGGGCTTCAGCACAGGTTGGGAACTGTTCGATAAAGACTTTCTTACAACCTTCTGCGAGATCCATATGCTCTTTCTGAGTACCGTTAGCAGTACGCAGATTGATATAATGAATCCATGAACGACATGATCCCGACATGTAGATTCTTGTGGGCGTGGCGAGGGGAAGCACAAAACGCGAACATTCCTTTGCGACTCCAGCATCAAGCATGGATTGATACAAGACCATTGCTTCATCAAAGTGGCGACGAATCTTGATTTCAAACTCCTGTTTCACAAAAGGATCAATATCATCAATAGAGTTCTGACGATTCTTTGTATCTTGACGCCGGAGGTCAAACATAGGAATCTGATCCGCAAGCATTGAACTATCAGCGTAACGTTGCGAAAATTCTTGATATGTGAAGCTACGGTGACGAAGCACCTGAGCTGCCACTCCCCTTGTAGTTCCCAGTTCAAGGGTCATAAATGCCTGCTCGAAAACAGACCAGTGGTTGTGCTTAATGCAGTAACCCAACAATTTGGCATAGTTAGGATTTTCTTGATTGTTTGGATTTGATACTCTGGCAACATATGCCATCATCTTCTCCGCATCGGGAGTTACACTAATCAATTTTACACTCATTTAAATCCTTTTGATACTTTTGCTTCTAATATAGCAAGTTCTTCTTCCAGAGCTCGCAATTGTTTTTTCATCTCTATGAGTTTTTCTTCTGTGTAGAGATGTTCTTGCTTCACTAATCTGCGAAGCAATTTCATATATTTTCTAGCCCTGTCAGTCGGGGTACCCATCGTCATCGTTAAACACCTCGTCGTAATCGCTGTAATGATGTGGAGGATCATCATAATTCTCCCGCTTATCTATGTAAGCAGAAGGATCAGAGTAAACCTCCGCCTTTAAACCATCAACTAAAAGTTCTAAGTTACGGACGATGAGTTTTAATCGTTCTTTGTCCATAATAGTGTATACACTAGTGGTATTATAGCATAAAAAAAAGAGGGTGATCAACCCTCATCTAAAAGAATTCTGCAGATTCGCTTACATGTAGACTGGTCTTCATCGCATTCAATTAAACAGTCAAAATAGTCGTTTACCAGATCTAATTCGTCATTACATCGGTCTATTGTTTTCTCAAAATGAATCCATTCTGCTAATTGATTGCGAGAAATAAGATTGTGCATCAAACCTCCACGCAATTTTTCAATAATGTAAATATGATGTGGCAGAAATTTCAGAGCATAAGCGAATACCTTAATTCTGTAATATTTAACACAGTTTGTCTTAATTCACTAACATTTGTATAGTTGTTACATAAAGACAAAAAAAAGAGAGGTTTCTTAACCTCTCTTAGAAACTCTCCAATTTTGTATGCCTCTAGATTTAAGATAAACCAATTTGGCATATGTTACTCCACGATATGTTAGTAGTCTAAAGACACTATCAGGATCGTGAACCTCTGGATCGTATTCTGGAAGATCATAATAAAGTTTGATCTTCAGCATTTAATATCCCTCAACCTTTTTGTAGTAGAAGGATTTCACCATAAATTAAAGACATTCCAGCAACACAAGCCAAGGTAATTACACTTGCGATTTGTAGTGCTTCCATGATTGCCTCATTTGGTGTAAGTACGACCACGATAGCAGAAGGTGCCGTGAGACTCCTGTGCTGCTTTACGAACTTCACAATCTACACCACGATATTTGGTGAGAGTGATCTGTGCGTCATGCAGTGCAGCTTGCTTATCGATTTGCTTTTTGATGAGAGTGAGTGTGTTCATTTGTTTACTCCTGAAGTTGGGTAATTTTTCTCCTTTAACCCTTGCGGGTGATCCGAGTTTCCCGTTCCTTCAGTCGTTTGCGTCCCAGTTGCACTCAGGTGTTGATTCCTTTATGGTCTCAATCACCTCAGTCTGAATAATTTTACTTACATTGGTGTTTGCTTCGATACGTCGGATCATGTCTTCAGCATCGGTGCAAAGAATACCAGAGTAAAGTAAAAATTCAAACATGGGATGAACGCTCCGTTCCGCGACTTACTTGCGTCTCATGTAAATGTCCCCTCACATTGACCTTCTACTTTTGACTTAAGATATCCTATTAGATTTAACTTTGACCGAAGGTCAAGATTAGGATCTGCTTGGATTTCTACTCGTCTCTGTAAGAACCTTTCACAACTCATGTGCCACCCATAGGGGTTGCCGT